AATCGTCGTGACACGTACTGAAGCAGGGTTGAGCGCAACCACCAGCTTTCAGAGCATGAATAATCAATTCGCAAGCTCCGGCTTGTCTTTGGTAGTACCAACTGGGGTTTCCCAGATATCTTCTATATCAATGGGAGTAAGTACAGTCGGAACTGGTGCAGATCTATGTTCTGGATTTAAGTTGACAGGTACGGCACTTCAAGAGGGCGATGCGGTTTTCATGGGGCCTGCAATAGCTCAAGCTGCAAGTGGTGGAACTGGAGTGGCTAACTGTGTTGTTCAAGAAAAAACCGCACTAGGTGTAACTTCTGGTAATACTTTAGACATTCAAATCGCAGTTACAACTGCAGCAACTATAGATTCTAGCTGTACTATAACATTCGAGTAGATCAATGCCTGAAGGTGTTGGTTATGGGCCGCAATATACAGCCAGTACAGGGTTAGAATTAAATTATATTGGCGAGCATGTCTATGCGCATTCTGGAAGTGTAGGTGTAACAGGAACTTCAGCTTATACTACATTATTGTCTTTTGTTACTGGAGCTAATGGGTACATCATCGCTAAAATTACAATGGGTTCTAAATCAGGCACGGGCGATGATATTAGTTTCTCCGTATCTATTAACGGTAACATCGTTTACACAGGTTATGAAGCGTTGGTAAGTATGCCTACTCAACAATATTTAAATATTCTTTTGCCCCCAGGATCAAACATTCTAGTTAAAGCTCGAAACGATGGTGCTTCTACTGAACGGCTAGTAGAATGTGTAATAGTTGGCAGAGTTTACAAATGACACTTTCGACGGGGCCGACTCTAAACTTCTTTGGAAGTCATGTCTTTGCCTGGAGTGGTCTAGAAGCATTAACTGCAGGTGGAACCACAGTACTAGATTTTATCTCACCTAATAGGTTCTACAGTGTTGTTACTAACGTCTCTTTCGATTATAGCGGATGTTCTCAAGGTGATGCTCTGTCCTGGACTGTTCAAGGTAATGAAGAAGCATTACATGTTAGCAAGTTTCTAATTGAGACTGCTGGAATCGGGCCTCAATTCCCTAATCTATACTATACGATCCCTCCAAATACAGGGATCAAAGTTATTGCCCAGGGTAATTCTGGATTAATTACAGTAGTGGTAGAAGGAGCGGAGATAGAATAATGCCTGCGAATTATTGTCCTGAGTGTGGAACTAGAAAAGGGATGGTTCGGGAAACAGCCAGGAGAGCTTTTGAGCCTAGTGATACAAAACCTAGACGTAAACGTAAACTATCATCCTGGAACAAATATGTAAAGGCTAACAGTAGTAAACCAAGATTTAGATTAAGATCAGGTTCACCTAATCTAAAGAAACTAGGTGTTGCATTTAGGAAAACACCTGCAGGGAAAAAGAGTAGGCGATAATGCCAGTTGCGTTAGTTCCAGATGGGTATACTCTAAAGAAAGTTACCAAAGACCAGGAGAAAGCTCTTAAAGATTTTAATAAGCATGAAAACGTTAAAGCCTTTTTGGGTTCGTCGGGAGCTGGAAAAGGTTTAGGTTTAGGAGCATTAGGAATTGTTTTATTGATAATATTGCCATTTATAATTTTAGCATTTATTAAAAGAATGGGTGATCAGAATCCAAACACAACTTTTTCACAATACTCTAAAGAGTTAGATTTTGAAAAGCAACCAGTTAGTTCATCCTTTGCTCTTTATGGAAAAGCAATGGCAGGGATCCCTGAAGCTTTACAAAATGTAATTTTACCCGAACCAATAAGAGATGAAATTAAAGCAGCAACTGGTTTTGATGTTGACGTAGCAAATGTGTTTGAACCACTCTTTGGCGCTTTTACTGAATTGCAAAAACAAAAAGGTAAAACATGAACTTAGGTGCATTGATTCCATTATTGAAATTAGCTCAAGATAGTGGTTTGACTAAACCAGGTGTTGTTTATGCTAAACCTTCCGAAATTTACACTAAAGAAAAAGCACTAGAACGTGCTGGAAAAGGTTTAGGGCTGTAATGGAGATCACTACAGTTTCATTATTGCTTTATTTTGCCGCTTGGTCAATATTTTATGCTCTATTATCAAGATACATTGCCAGATTATCGAAAGATGAGTGGGTTCGTTGGGCCAAAAGTAGAGAAAGTGACGAAGAGCTTATAGAAATTCTAGCAGGTGTTATAGACGAGATAGAGGACCGAATGCATGACAAACTTGAAACCTTCCAGAGCTCCTTCTTTGGCTCAATTGGTGCAGCTAGCAAAAAAATTGATGATGCTACAGGACAAACCACGATCAAAGCGATAACTAAAGAAAATCCGATTATGGGTTTTGTTGCAGATATGTTAATGAAAAGAAACGGGGTGGAAGGGTTACTAAAGGCCTCACAAAGCCCCGAAGTAGGGGTAAAACAGCCCAAAAAACGCCTTGGACTAGACACAAGGTAGTGGGTTACAAGCCTCTAGGGGTTTCTTTATGCGTCAAATACTAATAAAAGACTACACTAAACGTTTGTAACAACAAAAAAAAAAGCTTTATCGTCTATAATAATAATAATAATAATAATAAACCTCAATATATATATTATAAAAAGTTTTTGAAAGGTACCTTTACTCCGTCTAGCAAGCTGGTTAATACTCTGGTCCCCAGTATGGTAGTATGAGAGACTTACGTGAAGTCGAGTGTTCAGCTTGCAAGAAAATCGGTTTGACATGTTACGCCCAATGTCGAGATCCGAAGTGCGCGGTAATCCATATACTGAAGGTGATTGATTGATGAAACGTAAAGTAATCAAACTACACCCCGATGTAATGGTAATGTTTGAAAGATATAAAGATAATATTCACAATCATATGTCAAAGAGAAAAGTACCATTAACCTGGAATGAATTTATAATAGCAATTTGTAGTGACTGGGAGAACGGTAGAACTAAATGTGGTTGTGGAATGTTTTATGATTGTCCACATTGCCATCACACTAGGCGTTACTTTGAAGCTAAACGTAAGGAAGAATACGATTGATCTGTAAACGATGCAAAGAGCTTATACCCTGGAACTCCAGGGGAAAGGATCATAAACATTGCAGGCACTGTTTCAAGGCTCTTAACTTATAACGCATAATCTAATCTCCCTTTATGGTCGCAAGACGTAGAAAAGCTTCTAGGCGAAGAGCTCCTAGACAATTTGGAATTAACATTATCGAAACAGGATCGGCTTTAGCACTCCTGGAACAAACTAACGCTGGAAGCGCAATGAAGTCTTTTCTAGCTGGAGATTTGAATAGTGGATTATCAACACTATCAAAGTCTGCAAAATCAAATAAGCAAGCGATCACTAAGACATTAATCGGGGCCTTTTTAGCAAAAGCAGCAGTTAAATCCTTTTCAAGAGGATCACCTGTTTTGGCTTCCTTGGGACCTATTAAAGTGAGGGCATAATTTGGCAATCGTCGTGACACGTACTGAAGCAGGGTTGAGCGCAACCACCAGCTTTCAGAGCATGAATAATCAATTCGCAAGCTCCGGCTTGTCTTTGGTAGTACCAACTGGGGTTTCCCA